ATGAGTTATCCACAGGCTCCGGGCGTGTCTCGGCATACGATGGAACGTATGAGCGATAACACGTCACAGCGCAAAGCGTTGCAGCAACTGGAAAGCGAGTCCGATTACGATCGGATCACCTACTATCAGAAGCCTTTTATGGTGCTGTGGGCGGCCGTGCAGGAAGCGTCAAGCGAATTGCAGGACGATTACGCGCTCTCCCCCGAACTGGCGCAGTTGTGGGTTGCCGAGCAGATCCGCAAGGTGTCGGACTCGCTGGTGGACCGTCTTGCGGAAACGGCTTTGGCGCACGGCGAGTCGAAATCGAATGTGGCGCGCGCGGCCGGGGCAAGTCCCGCCAACGCGTTGCGGCGCTTTCCTCGGCTCAAGACCGATGGACCGCACGAGCGCACGCTGATCGACGACGTGCTTGATTCGTTAGAGTAACAAAAAGCCCTTGATTTCCAAGGGCTTTCATGTGGCTCCTGCGACTGGGCTTGAACCAGTGACCGTCCGATTAACAGTTAGAAAGTCTGATAGAATATCCCTTGGAACGATTGGGTAAAACGGCTTCATTCCAACGGTTTAACCGTACTTAAGGTGTACTCAACCCGTAAGTAAGGGGTAAATGGAAGTCTGAGAATGTCTGAGAATATAGAGGCAAGGAGGTAATCATGGTGCGCAAAGCAAGAAACGGCATCGTCTACCCATATCGGGTTGAACGCCAGAAGAGACTAGCCAACGGAACCGTAAAAATCTACGCCAGCTACGAGTTCAAGGTTGACGGCAAAACATACAGCTGCAAAAAATACGTTGACGCCAACAAGCGACTGACGGAACTACTACAGGAACGAGCCAGATTCGGCAGCGCCAACAACAGCTCCATCACACTCGGAGCATACGCCGAACAATGGCTCGAACGCAGGCAACGCGACGCAGACCCGAAAACATTCGCCAACTATCGAACAATCGTCCGCAAACACCTGCTCCCATACCACCGGCAGAAAATGGCGAGCCTGACCAGCGGAGCGTGCGACCGCATCGTCAACGGCCTACGCATAACCAAGAAAGTCAACGGCAAGGAACAGCGGGTAAAAGCCAGCCTCAGCCTACGCAAGCAGGTACACACCACATTGAACCAGATATGCAAATCAGCGGTGTCAGACCGCATCCTACCCACCAACCCGATGGGCGGCGTCCCAACCCCGAAGGACAAGGACATCAGTTTGTTGGACAGTCGCAAGAACGAAGCCAACGAACGTACCGCATTCACCGTGGACGAAGCCAAACGCATCCTGAAGGCCGCCAACGATCTAGGCGTGAGAAACGCCGCAAAGGAATGGTTCAGACTGTGCACCGGCATGCGTCCGGGCGAAATACTCGGCGCATCCATCCAAGACCTCGAACTAGGCCAAATGAACGGCGTGCCATACGGCGAATACGCCGTCAACTGGAAGCTAGAGGAACTGAAGAAAGAACATGGATGCGGCAATCCAGACAAGCATGGCGTCTATCCATGCGGATACAAGCGCGGAGCCGCATGCCCTCAATGGCGGTGGCGCATTCCAGACGGCTTCGACATGATCGAACTGACAGGCAGATGGTGCCTGACGCCACCGAAATCGAAGCGCGGCAGGAAAGTGCCGATCATCCCGGCATTGGCTCAAACGCTCGAAGCATATCTCGAAGCGACCGACGATATTCCGAACCCATATGGATTGCTGTTCCGGCATGATGACGGCACGCCCATCGAACCGGAGGAAGACCTTGAAAACTTCCGCCAACTCTTGGAGAACGCGGGCGTACCCAATGCGGAACATCGTAGCCGCCACGAAACACGCCACACGGTCGTGACCATACTCATGAGCATGGGCGTGGATTATGGATTGGTGGAAGAGATTGTTGGACATTCCAGCCGCTTGATGGTGGAACACTACCGTCATGCCGGATTGAAGGAACGGTTGTCCGCGATGGAAACGATGAACAAGCCACTGCAACTCGACTCGTATAAGCTAGGCGACAATGAAGGCTGAAATAACCGAAGACCAGTTCTGCGAATACATCGTGGCCAAGCTGAAAAAATATGCGTGGCGTTTAGCGCGGGAAGGCAAACTTTCGTGGATTGACAGGTCTGACAACAGCAACTTCGCAGTGGTGAAAAACCATGCCACTTGTGACATGTCGCTCACCAAAAACGGCAAAATAATCTATCGGGCATCCGTATACACGAAAGAGCTAGCCGACAAATGGGGTGAATTACTGGTTAAGTACATCACGTTGAACAACATAGATACGCTAATCCAATAACAAGAAAAAGCCCCTCCCCCAGCATCATGCTGAGAGAGGGGCAAAAGTTAGAAAACGGGTGTAAAAAATTCCACGGACACTATAATTCCGCAAATTTTTCCACACCCGATGTTGAGTTTCCGGCGCGAGTTTGAGTCTCACACCCGAAAATTAATCACGGTTAAGTGTTGTGCCTGAAACAGGTGCAACACTTATTTTTCGCCGGAACCGTCCGGCTTAGCCGCCGTGAGCTGGCTCACGCCGATCAACGCGCCGACGAACAAGCCGACCGCGTTGATGGTTGTGACGATCTCACCGCAGTGCGGCAATCCCCACTGCGGGCCGACCGCGCCGACCAGCCACGCGACCGCAGGCAAAGCGATCAACGCGACCCATTTCAATGCCTTGTATGCCTTGTCCGGCAGGAGGTACTTGTTTTCCTCGCCAGTTTCCTCTTCCGGCTTTTCGCCGTCATGATTAGTCTCCTTGACTTCATCGACCATAATCAGTCTCCTTACCAATAGAGGGTCTCACCCGGATAGATCAACGCCGGATTGCCGGAACGATACCCGTGGATGCTGTACATGTTGACCCCGTAATATGCGGCGATGCCGCCGAGGGTGTCGCCGGAACGCACCACGTACCGTCCACCGGTGGCGACCGTGCCGGTACTGGTCGTGCCGGTACGACGGCACACGGTCTCGCCAGCGTAGATGACGTTCGGATTACCCGAACGGTATCCCGTGTATTGGTTCCAAGAACCGCCATTACTGGCCGCGATGGTACTGAGCGTATCGCCGTAACGAACGGTCACGCACACGCTGCCGCAATTCGACGTATTGGACACGGTGCCAGCGGAACCGCCGAGACGCTGGTTAACTATCGCCATCACCGTGTCATACGCGCCGCCAAGAGCCTGACGACGCTCATTGCCGTTGCCATACACGCCGCGAATGACCTTCGTGGCCATGTCATCGTAATCCGGCGTGGCAGTGACCTGCGGCCTGACCGGATCATGCCTCACCTCGGCATTCGTCTTGCCACGATCACCGTTCGCGATCTTCTGCCATGCGTCACGCTCGCCGAAGAACAGGTTCAAATCCAACGGGCCGACACCGTTCAGGTAGCCGGTGGAAGCATACTGCACCATGCCCTCGCCCTTGCTTCCGGCGTTCCACGGAGTGGACTGCCAGCCGGTCGCGTTCATGGAAGCGTACTGAGCCTTCCACAGCATGCAATGGGCGCGCACGTCGGACGGAATCTGATACACGGCGGAATCCTGCACGTACACGATCGGCCAGACCTTGGTACGCGAATACACCTGGTTGACCCACTGGCGCACCCAGTCGCCGTTGCCCCAAGCGGCGTTGCCGTTGGACTCCCAGTCCAACGCGAGCACGCACTGGCCCACATAGCCGTTGAACTGGTTGAGATAATGGTTGACCTCCGCGGTGACGTTGCCGCCGTCCGCGTAATGGTAGCCGCCGCAGGCCTTGCCGGTCTGACGTGCCCAATCGGTCTGGCTGCGCCAAGACGGATTCACGTAGCCGCCACCCTCCGTGATCTTCACGATGGCCGCGTCGGCGTCCACCACGCGCGTCACGTCGGCGGACTGCCATCCACTCACGTCGATGACGTTCATGTTCGCGCTGGCGACCGGCGCGACGGCGACGCACAGCACCGCCGCCAACGCGGTCAACGGTTTGCCGATATGCCGACGCAGACGCTTGTGCTTCGGCTTGCCTTTGTTGTTGAGGATGCCCACATCCTCTCCTTCCCGCCCCCAAGTCAAGGGGCAAATAGAAAAGCCATCCCGAAGCGGGATGGCTTTGAAAACTAATATGAAAATCAATGCCGGTGCGCACCATGATTGAATATGATGACGAGCGCGAGCAGCAGCAGGTATATGCCGCCTACGATCGTGAGATGCGTCATTGCCGGTCCTCCAAGTATTTTTCGGCGGCGTTGACGATCCAGCATCGCGCGTCGAGTTTTTCGAGTTTGGCGAGCTCGTATCGGACGGCCTCTGAATGGTCGTGCGACTGGTCGCCGTAGATCAGGCTGATGATCGTGTTTTTGATCGTGTCGCGGCATAGCTCGTCCATACGGTCGTCGAATTTCTCGGTGCGTTCGCCGAGTTGCCGGGTCTTGGCGAAATGCTGCGAGAGCGGCGAATCGTATGGCAGGCGTTCCGGTTGCACGTGCGCGTACAGTCCTGTTGCCAACGCTTCCAACGCGCCCGGCCAGACTTTAAGTCCGAGCGTGATGAGGGCGCACGCGCCACCCACTCCCCCGAAACCCGCTAGAAAATTCTGCAGCACATTACATCTCCTTTATGGAAAAGCCCCGCACGTGGCGGGGCTGTGGTTTGTTTAATACGGGTGGTCAGAGGCGGCGAATGCCCAAGGCAGGGCGATCCTGTCGAGCACCCATGGGACGAGCGCTCCGAAACCACCGGAACCGATGATGGCGACGATGATGGTGATCGCTTCCTGATTCACCTATATGCCTTCTTACGTCAGAACCACGGGTCGAGAAGGTTCTGCCGCACCTCCGCGCGGTATTCCTCCGGCACTTCGTCCAACGTCTTGCGCCCGGCCTTGACCAGACGGGTGTACATGCGGACCGCTGCGGCATGATTGAATCTGACCATTGTCCTCACTCCTTGTCCTTGTTGTCGGCGGAATCGTCGGCGATGTTCTTGCCGCCGTCGTTGGCATCGGTGGAATCCGTCGTATCGCCGTCCTCGCCCGCCATCAGGTCGGCCAGCAGTTGCGCGTTGTCCAGGCTTGCCTGTTCCAGTGCGCTCACCCTGTCGAGCACCGGCTTGGAACTGGTGGCGTCACCCTCGAACAGGACATCCGCCTGTTCGAGAGCCTCTTGTTCGAGCAACGGGAGCACCTGATAGGATTCGACTGCCGTGTACTCCACATATTCCGGCTGATTTTCGGTCGCGTCATGGGTGACGGTCCTGATGCTGCGTCGGATGCGGATATCGGCCAGTCCGTCATCGCGGAGATGGTAGTCCACCTTTTCCAGCGGGGTTGCGGAAGAGACGTTCTGAATCATCTGTTATCCTTTCTTTCGGCTTGCCGCGACGGTGTTTCTAGCGCGGCGGACGATTTGATCGACGTTGTTTCGACGCCGGTATTGGATGGAATCGCTGTTTTTGAACCAGCCGTAGTAGCTGGCGCAACGGTATGCGAGCCGAAGACTCGTAGGATTCCGCGCGTATCTGTGGAATGAGCGTCGGGCGCGGAGGAAGATACCCGCTCTGACGCCGGTATGGTCGGGCCAGAAAGTGAAGCCCACCATGTCTATTGGTTCCATGCCGACATGCTTCACGTTCCATGTCGGGTGAATCTCCAAGCGGAGCGTGTCATGCAGATAAGCGCGGATGCGTTTGACTGCGATGGTCAGGTCACGCTTCGAGCGGCCGATAAGAAGCACGTCATCCATGTAGAAGAGCATGTGGGTTATGAGCCGTCTCGTGGTCATCTCGCCCGTCCTGCGGTTCACACGCTCCTTGGAAAGATGCTGTTCGCAGAAATGGTAGGCATACGAAAGGTAATAGTTTGCGAGCCATTGGCTCAGATACGAGCCGATGTTCAACCCGTCATCGCCCGCGTATTGGTCGATGAGATGGAACGTCAAATCAAGCAGCCGCTTGTCCCCCACGTCCCTTGCGAGCAACTGTTTCAACACTTGACGGCTGATGCTCGGATAGCATTTGCGCACGTCCAGTTTCACGAACACTTTGCTGGACGGTTCGCGCACCCATTTCCTGATCGCGCGACGCGCGTCGGCTATGCCCCTGCCGGGAATGCTCGCCGTCTGCCATCTGCCGACCTTCGCGCGGAACAATGGCATCAACGCCGTGCCGCAGACGTAATCGTAGATCTGATGGCGGATGCTTTCGCGTCCGATGACGCGTATCTTGCCTGAGATCGGTTCCACACGGCGGAAGTAGCGGATGGGCGCGAACCTGTATTCGCCGTGTCCTATCTCGTCTGCTATCTGCCGTGAAAGCGAATCCAAGTCGGGATGGCGGCTGAGGAAGTCGTTCACGTCCCTGCGGGAGCGTTTGCCTTTGAGGAACTTTTCGATGCAGTCGCGCACGAACGCGGGTTCGGTGATGCGACTGTGTTTGCAATATGTTTTCATGAAAGCTATAGGGGGAATGTTGGCGGCTTTCGGCCTTATGGCCTACCGGTCGCGTGCTTGATTTGATTTTCGGCATGGCCGAGGCTTGCCCTCTCGCGTGTCCCCGAAAGCGGAGGGTAGTCGTGACGGAAAATTGAGAATCAACCCTATGTGCGACCGCCGTAGTTCCACCAAGCGTTCGAGAGGTCGTTCCTGCCGTTCGCGTTGAACAACCCGCAGTGCGAGCCGTCCCTGAGATTGCCGCCGCGCTGCAAGGGCAGGAGGAACCCGGCGAAGCCGTCACGAATCCCTGGAATATTATCAAGAGTCATACGAGGGTAATGAGGGGGCTTTCGCCCCCTCGCTGGCGCTCACCCCCAACCGCCCGCACTAGGCGTGCGTGCGGCCAAGAACGGATAGGCGACCGCCGAAGGCCCACCAAGCGTTCGAGAGGGCGTACCCGCCGCACGCGTAGAACAACCCGCAGTGCGAGCCGTCCCCGAGAATGCCGCCGCGCCGCAACTCATGCAGTCCCGGAGCGGAGATCGGGTTGATGATCAGCGCGTCGGTCAGACCGCTGGTGCTTGTCGCGCCGACACCGGTGGGCAGCAGGAATCCGTGCTTTTCGGTGAAGCCGGTCTGCCACTGCCACTGGTTGTCGGTCTTGTCGTTGACGGCTGGATAGTCGCCCACATGCACGTAGTCGGCGGTGATGGCGGTGCCGCTCGCCTTGGTGGTGTCGAACACCTTCCACACTTCGGTATGGCCGGAAGTGTCCGAATCCTTCACGTTCTTCAGGATGATGTCGCCCTCGGTCTCGTAGACTCCGGCGAACAGTTCGATGCCCTGGAGTCTGATCGGCTGATGGGTTTTGGACACGTCCTCGCGGGGGATGCCGTCGTTGCCGAGCACGCCGTCCGTCGAACCGGTCAGATACGGCATTTGGGTGACATGCATGGCCGTCGTGGTCGTGAAGGCCGCGCCGGACACGTTGATCGCGGTGGTTGCCGAGTCCACGACGGTCTTGGAAATGACCTTGCGGTATGCCGCCGCCTCGCCGGTCTTATTGTCTCCACGGTCGGTGCCGGTGCCGACGCTCACGTAGGAGCCGAGGTCGATGCTTGCCGCGTCAGTGGCCTTGACCAGTGCGCGTGTGACGTTGGTTTCGGCCTTGCTGACGTTGATCTGAGCGGAACCGTTGAAGTCGCCGCCCAAGTGGCGTTCGATGTCCTTGGTCGCGTATTTGAGCATGTGCATGAGCTGCGTGTAGAACGTGTCGGCGGAGGTCTTTCCGCTGTAGCCCTTGCCTTTGCTGGTGGTTACGGCCACGGAGCCTTGTTCGCTCATGGAGGCCGGAATCTGACCCGAGACGGACGCGGCCTTGCCGCCGTAATTGGACAGCGGGTATTTCGCGTACGCCATGCACGGGCGGAGCGAACCGTCCGGCAGCAGCGCGCCCGGCATCGGCGAATAGCCGTCGTACTGGGTATCCGAATACCAGATGGTGCAATGGTTCGTGTCGAACTCGAACCGGTAGAAGCCGGGAGTGGTGATGACGAACACGTCGCCATTCGACCCGTCCTTCGCGTAATTGCCAGCCAAGCCCTTGATGGCCTTCACGACCGGCGTGCCATCATCGGCCACCGTAACGTTAGCGTCGAACACGCGGAACGCGCTCAAACCCGCGTAATCGTCACGTCCGGCACGATAATTCGTGGACGGCACGACGGTCAGACCGGCATTGTCGCCGACCTTCACACCGTCCGGCGAATTGGAAAACGAGTAGAGCGGGAAACGCACGCCATACGTGCGCCCGTCACGATGCGCGTCGAAATACTCGCGGACGTTCGACACGACGTGTTTCGCACTGTCGTAGGTGAACTTGGTGCCGTCCACGACACCATTCTTCTGTGCGCGCTCCAAACGGGCGTAGTCGCGCAGACGCAAAAACTTATCGGGATTAGCCAAAACAAACCTCCTTGAAATCAGGCGTTAATCGTGGACAGGGCCCAATCCACGTCGGACTGGTCGATGTCGGCCAACGGATTGCCGGTCTGCACCGGTGTGAGCGTGGTAGTATCGACTTCGACCAGATCGGAGAAATTCAACACGGTGGCCGAATCCGGCACCTGGACGCAACGGACGAGACGCCATGTATCCTCACTCTCTCCGACAGTCACCTCATACGCGAACGTGTCATCGGTCGGCGGAACGGTGACGGTCGCCGTGCCATGCTCGTCCAAACGCACCTCGAACGAGTCGCGTACGACGATACGACTGCCGTTCCTGAACCGTTCGGTCGGAACCACATGAATCTTCTCGCCAGCCAAGTCCGCTATGCCATCCGCGCTTGGATGTCCGAAATCGAATTTGATCTGAGTCAAAATATCCTCCTAAAAACAGGGATATGGAACAATGGGAAAACCCACACACCCACCCGTCCAACGGCAACATGACGATGTGTGGGATTATTCAACAGAATTGGAAAGGAACCAATGCTTTTCGACACATTCGCAACCACCGTTTGGAAACCCTCGTGTGCGAAACTCCGCGAATGCACCAAAGTAGGCTACGAAAGCGCCTTGAATCGCCATATCCTCCCGCAATGGAGCGGAAGGGACATGGACGCGATCAGCGTGGCGGACATCGAATCATGGTTGGACTCCTTCGACAGGCCGGGCGCTGCACGCAAGGCCTACGCGGTGTTCCGCGCGATACTGCGCCTCGCGTTCAAACGCGGCTTGTCCGACAATGACGTGACCAGACGCGAGATACGCCTGCCACGCCTGCGACACTACGAGCCGCAAGTACTGTCCGCGCCGGAAGTCCGACGCCTGTTGAAAGGCTTCTACGGGCATCCGCTCGAAGCATGGCTGTTGGTGTCCGTGTGCGCGGGACTGCGCCGCTGCGAGTCGGTCGGCTTGGAATGGGCCGACTTGGATCTGCGTCGCGGCACCGTCACGGTGAAAAGGTCGGTGCAGTGGGTCGCGGGCCATGAGACCGTCACCGAACCGAAGACCGATCTGAGCCGACGTACCGTCGCATTGCCACGGTTCGCGGTCAAACGATTGGCGGAACTACGCCACGGCACGAAGACCGGACGGCTGGTCGGCAACCTGAACGCGAACCAAGTGGCGAACCACTACCGCAGTTGGTGCAAGCGCATGAAACTG